ATAATAGAGTGCACTTATTCCGAAGGAATTATGCACTTTTGACTTGTCTATTATAATTGCTTTGCAATAATAGCAATATAACAAAAACGAAGTTTCGTTATGTTTGCTGATTCGCAAGTTTGCACTCTATTATATCGCGAAGCGATAGAGAATATAATTGCACCGCACACATATTATGGATATTGAAAACGTACCAATTTAAATTAACCGAACGGTTAGCAATTAAATGTATTAAAAAACTATTTTATGGTGATATTAAATTGATAAAAGAAATTATATTTTATATGATGCTATATTCTAAGCAGATTAATAGGAAGCGCCATTATAAAACCTATCCTCCATATGTTTTATGTTCCATCGAAAAAAAGATGAAAATATTTATTTAAGAAGATTAATAATTATATTATAATGTCTCATTCAAGCTATAGTTCGATTGAACAACTCAGGCATCTTATTAAGGATGTCGAGCATTATTACAAGAATAATCTCCCTACACTGAGATTTACTGGAACAATAAAGTTGCACGGAACAAATGCTGGGATTGGTTATAATAATAAGGATGGGCTCTGGTGCCAATCAAGGTCCAATATTATTACACCAAAGCAAGATAATGCCGGGTGTGCATTTTTTGTAGAATCAAACAAGCAATATTTTATTGATACTATTAAGATGATTGCAACTAATAATATGATTGATTTGGACATAAATTCTCTTATTCTTTTTGGAGAATGGTGTGGAACTGGGATTCAAAAGGGTGTTGCAATTAGTAAGTTGCCCCGAATGTTTGTTGCATTTGATGTAAAGATTGTTCCAAATAATGGAGATTGTGCTTATTATATCGACACAACTCTCCCGGAAATTGTTAACAACGATGAACGAAAGATTTATAATATTTATCTATTCAAGACTTTTACTATTGATATCGATTTTAATAACATTGCAGGGCAAGGTACTGACTGTCTGAGGGAAATCATTGATGAGGTCGAAAAGTGCTGTCCATTTGGTAAGGCTCTGGGTGCAGAAGGTGTTGGTGAGGGTGTTGTCTTCAAGCATCATTATTCTCCACAAGGGCGTTATATTTTCAAGCTAAAGGGAGATGAGCACAAGGTTAGCAAGGAAAAGGTCAAGGTTGAAGTTGCACCAGAAGTAATTGCGAGTATTAATGAGTTTTGTGATAGGACAGTGACTGATAACCGTCTCACTCAGGCGATTGATATGATTTTTCATAACAATCCAGCATTACCAACTTACAATGTACCAATTGAAATGAAGCACGTCCAAAAGATTATTACCTGGATGAGAGATGATATTTGGAAGGAGGAGATGGATGTAATGGTTGCTAACAAGCTGGAACCTAATATGGTATTTAGTGAATTAGCCAAGAGAACAAGTTCAATGTTTAAGCGCCGTGTTGAAGGATATTAAAATAAAAATTGATTTATAATTTTATTAAAACAAATTGTGTTATATTAATGGGACAAGATACAAATTGTTATTATGGTGTTATCTATACGTGTGAGTTTAATCTTAAAACTCTACCAAATATCATTAAACTGATAGATAGTATGGAAGATGAAAATGAGATGTTTATCTATATGGTTGATGATAATTATAAATGCAAAAACCTAACAAATACTATTTGTGAAACATTATATGACCTAAGTGGAATTACAAAAGAAACCGAAGAACTAGCGAAAACATTGGTTTGTTATAATAAAAAAATTACAATTCATTATGTAATCGAAGATTGTCATGTGAGAGGTCTATGTCGTTCATCTGATGAATATTTATTTGAAACATTTACAATTGATGGTTTACATAAAAAAATAGATAAAGTAGTCGGTAAATTCACATCTATTGGAGTAAAGAAAGAAGAATTAAGTATAGGATATCGATTTAGTGATTCACAATAATTATGGTGTGCGCAAGTGTGAGCATTATTATTTTATTTGGTTTTATTAAAATTATAATATGTTTTAATCCATTCATTATGTAGATTTGGACTATTTTTATGAGATTCTATTAGCTTTATGATTTCATCATATGCCTCATCACCCTCTATGATTCGATGTTTTTCACCACGAGTATCATATCGCCAAAAACCAATAAGACCACCCAGACGAAGTTCGATAAATTTATTAGCATCCTTCTTCATAATATGAAAACGAATCATTCTTTGGTTGGATAGTTTGATACCACCATTATACCATCCATCTACATTAACAGTCTTATTTTCTCGCAACATAGATACGAATGGTAGATAAGTAAAATGATCAAGAGAATGAATCAATTTGATAAGCGTTGAAATATATTTTTCGTATTCCATCTTGAATTCTTCATTTAGTTCAAGCAACATAATTTCCATCTCTCCTTCATCATTACGTTGTTCAAGACAAGTCTTGTACACAAGGCGATTGAGTGGTGCCCGCATCATATCAATGAAAAAATCTTTTGTAGGTGTTGTCATTATACTTATATATCAATACTATATTGTGTTTTTTTCAATTTTTCTTCATGAAGAAAAATTGAAAATTTAATCATTTAAGCTCTTCAATATAAGCATCTTAATGAATCAACTCATCGAGTACATTCAACTAATGCCAAACTTCCAGGGCACACTTACTGCACTGTTTGACCTTTCGGATGCAGCTTATCACTCTAGGCGCGACTGGAGAATGAGAACGAACAGAGTTCAAAACATTAATGAGCTCCCTCAAATATTCTTTAATTTGAAACCGTTATATCCATGCAAAGATTTGCATCAACTTCTCTATGCATTTAGAGAGTATGGAGACGACCATCTTTACCAGCTAGCACGTGGTGCTTTTCCTGGAATTGAGCCAGATGAATCACGCTTCCACGAGGAGCAATTTATTGAATATTTACAAGGCATCCCACATATGCCTGATATCCTTACAAGTATTGTCGACAATAGTGTGAGTCATCATTGCGGTAGACGTAGGTGGCTTGCCAATATGAATTCTACTGTTGACTATCACGAAACACCTCGATTTTTTCTTAACTATGTAGAAATCCACATGCTTGAACCATATGTGCTTCACGCCATTAGGGCTTATGGAGATGATAATCTCTATGAATTGGCACGAAATGTCTTTCCTGGGATTGAACCACTAGAAAGAGGTCCACTCGAGGATCATCCTCATTTTCCGGAACTATTCCATCATGCTTCGTGGAGAGAGGATTTGATAATGGAGCTCAATCAACCAAAACTCGTGGATGGGGTAGTTGAGAAGGTGCATTCCAAGATGTTGCGAATGGCAAACATTATTGGTGATAACGAACTCATAGAATTTGTTAAACATATAATTGAGAATATGGACCCATATGATGGTACATTTCAAGAATCATCTCTACCGAGACACTTTTTGAGACATTTGGAGGGTAGAAGAATGGAACGCATAATGTTGAATAACAATTTTACCTACGCATTGAACGACCCAATCATTTCGCAATACATCTCGAAGACATATGGAGGTGATGATTTGTTAGCGGAACGAGTAAATGAGATACTAGTTATTAATTAAGAGTTTGTGTCCCTCAATAATTGGCTGTTCGATAACTTGTTTTATAATATTAAAACACTCCATAAATGTTTTCTCATAATATATATTATTATGCAAACTATTAATATCAATATTATTTAATATATCTTTCATTATGTCATCAGTCGTAATATTATTATATGTATTTATTAAACTTTTAACTACATATTTCTCAAATAATTCAGAATGAGGTGCATTCCATTCTGAAAATTTTTTATTTAATCTATCAAATGTTGTTTTTTTATATTTCTGAAAAAACACTTCATAACCAGGGTAAACAAAATTATCAAATGAGAAACCGGTAATGTGTAATGATTTTGGTTTTAAATATAATAAAATTATCATAGCACTTAATCCAGATGTTATTTTTGGTAAAATAGTTTCGATAAAAAGAATATTATTATTTGCATATTTTATTTTATATTCACTTATCTTATCTACACTTATATTTGATATACAAATTAATTTTTTTAATGTTAATATATCTTGTAGTTTAATATTCGTCTTATTTAATTCATTATAGGTTTTATAAATAACATTTGTTTTAGCACCCGCAAAAAAAATATATATAATATCAGTATATCTTCCAAAATCTTTTTTATTTAATATGTTTAAACCATTATTAATTCTAACAACCACATCATTGCTATCTATAATTGAACCGTATCTTTTACCATACATATAACTTGCATAAGAAACAAGACATACTGTTTTATCTTTTAAATCTAAATTAGTAATTCTTGATTCTATACTAGGTTTTATATTATTCATTATAATATAAATGAAAAAATGTGGTGTGCGCAATTCAAAAGTGCGTGTAATTGCTCTATTCAAAGAATATAATAATCACACTTTTGACTTGTCGCAACCAGTTTTGGTTGAGAAGGTGACAATCCGCAAGCGCGGATTGTCACCAACACAAATATCAGTAATATAAATCAAATTCATCATATCCTTCCAACAAACAATCACAACGTGTTATTTTAATATCGCATTTATCGCATTCAAAATAACCGTGTTCTACATATGGTTCCTTATTACTTATATAATTATCAACCCGGTAAGTAATGAAATATTTTGGATAAATCGTTTTCATATCAGTTATTTTATATTCTGAATTAAAATTATTACTCTTAATTTCGGACCGATAACGATAGCAATTGCGGGCACTACCAGTGTCCATATATAATACATTTGATATAATGACATTTCTAATCCCATCATCATTATATCCCCAATCATATGAATAGCGCCCGTGATTAGCCATATAAACACCGGGTCCTTTGTTCCCATACATCCCGCAAGTAAAACCATTTTTTTTAATCTTCTCAAATATATTATTATAATCATAACTTCGAATTGTGTGATATAATTCTAAAATAGGACAATCACTATGACCTAAAAAACCAGGTTGTTCATAGTATGATATTAATTTAAATTCAGCATCTTCAGGTAAATTTAGTCGGGATATAAATCTATGCATTAATAATTAAAAATTGATAAATAATGATATTATTTATCAATTTTTAATTATTAATGGATAATATTAAAGAATATATATTATCAAATAAAAAAAAAGTCGAGAATTATTAAATATCATATTTAAATCACAAAATCCACAAACAATCAGAAAAACTATTATTAATCTTGGTATTGAAATGAAAGATTTTGACCTTATATCTATGGCACAAAAGATAGAATATTATGAATGCAATAAATATGTATGTATGCCATTACAATTTAGTGATATTAATTTGAAAAAAATAAGTGATATTAACTATATTTATAAATTAATTGATACCATATTTAAACAAAATAAAGAAACTAAGATAAATATTGATATAGAAATAGATGATTCTTATTTTGTTATTATTTATAAACACATTGTTAGCAATATTATTACTATGGGGAGCAATATCCCACACCTTAATAATATTTATGATTATGAATGCAAAGATTTAAATATTGTTAAATATATGATATGCAAACCATTTATATCTGATAATATAATATTGGCTAATCATTTATTAGAAACTATAAAATTATATCCTCAATATAAATCATATTTAGATAATATAATGAATACATATGTGTGCGGTGCAATTCGCAAGTGCAAACTTGCGAATCAGCAAACATAACTGGTTGCGACAAGTCAAAAGTGCAATCTGCACTTTTGAATTGCGCACACCACATATTCAGAAATAAAACTAAAAGAAAACCATAAACTACATCGAACAATCATAACTAGTTCGAATTCAAATAAAATAAATATATTTGAATCTTTATTATATCAATGCAAAAATGTCTATCCAATTTTAAGAAACTTTTTAATTGCCGTGGATGGTACTATTAAATACGATTGTATGAATTATGAAAAGTTAGCAGAATGTGCATTTAAAAATAATGACAGTATAATTATTAATCATATTATTAAAACTTGCGTAAATGAATGGAATAAATTACCACCAAATGAGAAAAAATATAAAAATAAAGTTGGATTTTTACATAAAGATATGAATATATGGAAATTATTTATTACTAGTATTAAAAATAAAAATGCACTGATTAAGGAATTAATATATTATACTAATAAAAATAAAATATCAGTATCTTATTATGATTTACATCAATATACTAAAATC